TATCCAATATCGCAGGTTGGTATTGTAGGATAGCCGTAACTATCATCATATGTAATTGTGTATTGTGTACCTGCACATGTTGCAGGATCTATCGTAACCAGGTTACCAGAACAGTCATAGTATTGAATGTCTGTAGATCCGCAATTGCAATTAAGCGTCCATACTGTGTTTGTATAACAAGCCATATTACCCGTTTAATTGTGTGTTAAGATAGATTCTATAATCAGCTACCCTATCTCTTAAGCCTTGTTTCACTAAATTTATATCTGCATTTGGTTGCATATAACCGGGAGGATTGGAATAATTACTATAACTCATCGCTTGTATAACTACCGAAGTACCATCATTAAAAACAGCAGTTACAGTTTTGGAGGTTGGGTTATCTAAAAATTTATATGGTGCAGTCATTTTATTCTACTATTATATTATTCAGCACCGTCTTATTAAACAAGAAAGGAAACTTAAAATAAGGTAGCTGTAAATTGGTTGTAATAATTTGTATATCGACGTTAGAATAATTCGGATTAAAGACAAGTAAAGTTAAGCCATTGTTTGTAATAGTATTACCATCAGCTAATACCCTTCTCATAAAGAAAGTATCAACCCCTTCAACACTTAAAATTTGAGTTACGATATCATTTACTGTAACAAGTTGACCTAAAGCACTATTTTCTGGTGCAAAATATCTTTGAAATATAGTATTAATATTATTTTTAATCGCTTCAGCGTTAGCTCTCACATCGTTAGTTTTCTTAACTACCAAAAATGTTGTTTTGTATATATCCTCATTTAATGTTTCATTTGGAGCTGCTAAACCTAAAGTAAAAGCTGTATAAACTGGATCTTGCGGAACCAACTCCATATTCAATGCTTTCAAATTACTCATTGAGCTAATAATTGCATTTTTCTGAGAGTTTTGTAAGAAGTATTGCTTATTATCAGCATCAACATTTTTAATCTTTGGTGTCATAAAGATATAAATGTTGTTATCTTGACCTGCCATCGAGAAGTTCACTTCATTAAATAGAAATCTTGGATCATCATTTGGTCTTGTTATACCTAAGTCATAAAAATATTTTAGATAATTGTTAATAAAACTATTATTGTTGACTGTAACGGAATCTATTACAATATTACTAAAGTTTTTATCAATAAATGTAGTAAAGTCTTGTTGTGTAATTAATCTATTTTGACTATAAAATGTTTTAGGAGCGTTTTGTCTAATTTCATTAACCGTTTCAGGTTGATTTGGTAAAGAAGACCCTAATTTGTTGGTAAAAATTATATTACTTGCTTCTGTAACTGTTAAGTAATTTAAAGTTGAGTTGAGTACGTCTAGAGCAATTCTATTAAACTGGGGCGTTGTATAAAAATTTAACGCATTATTATTGAGTTGATTTGCAGAAATAACGCCAGCCGCTCCGCTACTTAGTATATAGTAAATATAAACTGTGTCACCAGCATTTAATTTTTGACCGAAAACACTATTACCAAATTTTAGTTCATAAAAACCGTTCTCATTAAATCTAAGCTCATACTTTGTTGCTGTACTGTTTTCTAAAAATAAAGAATTAGTTAAAGTGAATTCAGTGTATTTACCAGTAGCTTGATTTAAAACATAAACACCGATACTTGATTGGTCGATGTTAACCGGTGTATTTGTAATATTGTCTTTTACAACTAAGGTAAATGTTTCAAAAGGTTCACCTGTTGCAACTTGGCCAGGATACTCAATAAACGGGCCTTGGTAAAGAAGATTTTCTTCAGACAAGGATAATAAATTCTCAGAACCGGCAATATTTTTATTAAAGGTTGTGTCTTTTATAAACGAGTAAATAATACCGTTTACTGTAAAGTAAGAATATCTTGGAATTGTATATATCCCTGGTGTTACGTTTTGATTTGCATTAGCTTCAAATGAAAGTAAAGCTGTTTTATAACCGGTAGGATTATAACCAATAAGCTTTACCAATCTATTCATATTTTCATAGATTGCTGCTTCACTAAACATCGCTTCACTACTTGTATTGTTTAGATAAAAAAGTAGATAGTGATACGAAAGGGCTATAACGTCAATAATAGCATTTAAATTACTACCTTCAAAATTTTGATCAGTAAAAACACCACCTTCGTTCAGTCTTGTACGAATTAACTGTTTTAAAGTTAATGCATCGAATGTTGCATAACTATTTCTTGATAACTTAAAATCTGTAAGTTCTGTGGCCATATTAATTGTTAATATAAAAACCTGATTTGTCTAAAATACCTACTATTTCGACTTGTTGGGCTTCGAATCTAGGAATATTGACAGTGATAGTAATCTCATACTGATTTGCTTCAGGGTCCGGGGTTACATTCACGTTAATAATATTTACTCTTGGCTCGAATTTTTGAATACCAGCATAAATTGCATTACCTATCGATAATGCTCTTTCATTCGTAATCTGTGAAAATAAAATTTGACCAAAACTGATACCAAAAACTGGGTTTAATGGTTTTTGGCCGGGTGTTGTGGTAATAATATTTGTTATACTATTATAAATCGCACCTAAATTGTTATCAGCTTGTAAGTCTAAAATTTGTTGTTGCTTATAAAGTTCATTACTAAACGTAGAATCTAGTGCAAAATCCAATGCTACATCTGTATAGACATTTGCATTGTTTCTATTGGAATTAACGTTAGAGAGTATGTCTAGGTTAATATTCGCCATTATTATTATTTAAACAAAAAATAGAATTATACAAAGGAAGCATAAATAATAATATGTCCAACAAGTTTCTAGTCAAGATTGAAGAGAACATCCAAAGATATACGAACGGTGGTTTGCTAGTTAGCGACGTTGTAAAGTTCGTTAAGAATTTCAAGAGCAAGGACTCATATAAAGCTTTAAGTGATAACCTAAAAGCGTATATTGACGAGTTTATTAAGACTGACAAGAACTTGAGAGTTGTAGATGTTAAGCCAATGTTTCCTTCGCATGCTACTGGTAATGATCAAAACAGAGGTAATGGCTTTTCAGTAGAAGTTGCTATTGAATTAGCGCCTGGTAGTTTTGATCTACAAAATAAATTTACAGTTCCTTCTGATCTACTAGTACCTGCTAACGATTACATCAACTTACCAAGTATTCCTGATAGTATCAGAAAGAAAGAAAAGATCAATCACAAACCAACACCGCCAGAAGAAGATGAAGAAGTATTAAACAATCCTTATCTTCAAACAATGATGTCTCAAGATGGTAACTCTTTACGCAGAACAGAAACAAAGCTTTTAAACAAAAACGTAAAGATTCCGGCTGTTACAGCTAAAGGTGCTGCGAGTCCAGAAGTAAAAGGCTTTAATAAAGTCTATACTCCATTACCAACCACGATTAAGCAATAACTTTTTCGAGGTGGCATAGGCAAGCAAACGCGTTAATCTCTTTATCCACTACAAACGCGTCTCTATATAAGTGCTCACTTATAACTATAACTGCTTGCTTCTTCTTATCATCGTTAATACTGGAACTATACAGGAAATTAAGGTATTGTTTTAATAGGTTACTGTAGTCACCTTGGAACTCATTTTCGTTCTCAATTAGGTACTTTCGAAGTTCCATTAAACTACTAGCAGTAAGATGCTTATGAATCTTATCTACAATTTCGTTCCTTTGTAGTTTTTCTCCAGCATTAAACGTTCCAGATACACTATACTTCTGAATTACGTTTATAGTTTTTCTAATATCTGGAAAGTTGTCCTTAATAACTCTAACTAAGTTTACCGCTCCATCAGGGGGTATTGTAACTTTTTCTTTCTTAAGAATACAAGATACTCTATTAACTACAGAATGAATATCTGGATTAAGATCAAAGTATTGTGTTCTACTTTGAATAGCAGGAATAATCTTGTGTTTGTAGTTTGCAGTTAGAATGAAACGAGTGAAACTACTATACTCTTCCATTGTATTACGAAGAGCTCTTTGACCATCTAAGGTAATACCATCAGCTTCATCTAAGATAACTACTTTAAGTGAACCGTCTAAACTTTTTGTTTGTGAAAAGCCACTAACTTTGCTTCTAATAGTATCAATACCATTTTCGTCAGAAGCATTAATGTACAGGTATTGACACTTTAGAATATCCTGAACAATAATCCTTGCAATTGTAGTTTTACCAATACCAGGTGTACCAACAAACAGTAGGTTTGGAATTTCACCTTTAATAGATGAAAAGAACTTTCTATTTTCTTCTGACAAGACCATCTCATCGAGGGTCTTAGGTCTGTATTTTTCTACCCAAAGATTATTGAACATATTATTTACCAGATGACCCGAAGCCTTTTTCGCCGCGGTTAGTTTCACTAACTTCATCTACCCAATGCACATCTGCCTGAATAAGCGGATAGATGATTAATTGAGCGATCTTATCGCCAGCTTTAACCGTGTAGTCTACTTTACCAAAATTATAGAGTTTAATACCCATATCTCCACGGTAAGGGTTATCAATAATGCCAAAATGTGGGGCAATACTGTGTTTAAAGCCTAAACCAGATCTACCTTCAACTCTAAACCAGTAACCCGGTGTTACATATGCAAGTTTTAAACCTACAGGTACAACTGCAGATCCACCATATGGAATGGTAGCGTCTTCAACAGCAGTAACATCTAAACCAGAGTCACCTGTATAAGGGTCCGAATGATTATACTTTGGCAATACAGCCTTCTCATGCGTCTTAACAAACTTAATATCTACTGGAAACATATATGCGATTATAAGATTATAGATCTTTAATTCAACCGTTAATTTTATAAGTAATTATAATGGCTGATAAAAACATAGATAATGCAGTTAACGACTTGTTAGAAGAGTTGCAAGAAAAAGGAACTACAGCGTCTCAAAATGTCGGTAAACAGGAACTTTCAAAAGAAGATCTTGAGAAGTTCCTATTAGCCTATTCTAGCCAGTTAATAAAGGGAAGTGTAGAGTTTGTTGAAGATTTAAAACAGTACATAACTTCCTCCCCAACACCAGAAGATGTAACAGCAATGGCAACTTTAATAAGTTCATCAGCTGCAGCTATTGAAACTTTAAACAAAGTGATGCTTAGTAATAATAATATCGATGCTAAGTTTAAACTAAAACAAATGGATATTGATAGTAAGAAAGAATTACAACAAAACGATTTAAAGGGTAAACTTTTAATGAATAGGGAAGAGTTACTTAAAAAACTCTTAGATGATTCTAAAATTATTAATGTGGAGGTTACTGACCCACATCAACAGAAAGAACCTGTTTAGTTGATAGGCTTGTTTTGTTTAGATTATTTTTAAGGACGTCTACTTTTAATTCTAACCCCTCTAAATTTGTAATTGTATATTTTAAAAGAATAGCTTTACGTTCAGGGTCTAAATCTCTTGGATTAAGTTGTTTAAAGAAAAATATAAAACTGCTGATATTATCTAAAATTACTTGCAGTTCAGTTAAAAAGCTTTGTTGATTTGCGACAGCTCTTTGGTAGTATAGTATGTCAGTTATAAGATTTGTGCCGTGCGCTGTTCTTGCAGTATTTGTGTTTAAATTACCGTATTGAAGACCGGTTAGATTTTTTTTCAATAAAGTATCTGCATAGAAACCAAACGTTTTAAGCATTATTAACTCATTGCGGCTAATTTTGTTGTTAAGTGTAGCGGGTATACTTGTTTGATAAGCGTAGTAAGAATTAAAAATATCAAAATATGGATTTACATTGTTATCCATAATTGATGATATATCTGTTATATAACCTATATCATCTGAAAAATTACCGAAGTAATTATTATTTTGAATTAATGACGAAACTTTTAATTTATACTCTTGAGATAAAGATTGATATTTTTCAATAAAATATAGTTTAAAACTATTGTCCATCATCTTTGTACCGTCTGGCACTACTTCATTGTTTTCAATTTTAAAATTTTCAACCGTAAAATCTGTTGCATTTAACTCATTGAAAAGTATTGCATATGATGAAAGAACGTTTGTTGTAACTAAACTTTTAGAAAATTTTATATTTTCGTTAAGTTCACCAAGATAGTTACCTATAGCATTTAAAAGATTTGTACTTTTAAGATAAAAATCTAATGATGTGTTTTGAACAACACCAATATAATCTGGAAGTAGTGTTGTTTTACTCATGGTATATTTTGATTAAATTTTGGATCATTAAAATGATATGTTTTTACTGCTACTATTTTATTATAATATTGATCATCGTTAATAAAGTGATGGTCTACAGATAATATAAAATATATACCTAAAAATTTATTATCAAAATCATTATCTACATAGTTACCTTGTCTATCTATACTTAAAAACTTACCAGCTTTTCTTTGAAACCCACCCTGGACTAAAATCTCTACACCAAGATTTAATCTTAAAGCATTTTTTAGTATTTCATTTCTACCAACCGCTAACTTTAAAAAGTCATTATCTTCATCATAAACTAAAAACTTATTATCAAAATTTTGATTCGTTCTTTGGGTATTATTAATTATAAAATTAGGTGATGGTCTATTATCTCTACCTTTCATTGGGTTGACAAAAATATTAGAAAACACATTCTTTACGTTTTCTATATCACCATCAACTTCGTTTATTTGAAATTCTTTATCTTTAAAATTATATGAATGTACGAGTAAGGTTTTTACTTGTTCTTGATATGTAGTACCTGGAGTATTAAAAAATCTTACATCTATAATATCGCTAGCTTCACCAAATTCTAAAGCAACAAGTGGCTTTTTAATATCGTTCTCAACTACGTTGC